TTGCCCGGCGTAAGCCCGGTGGTGGTCATTGCCCACGCCAGTAATATCGGGTCGCCACTGTCGGTAATCGTAAGCGTTCCGTCCGGACTGTCGGCACCGCCCGCACTGTCAACCCGCTTGACCACCGTGCCGCCGTCAAAGTCACGCAAGTGCAGGCTAACTCGTGTCGGAACCGCCATGGCGGTAGCGGCCGCGAGTTCGTCAAGCGCGCTGAATTGCACGGACTCGGCAAACTGATCGCCTACCGTTACCTGGTAGTCTTCTGTCACTACTGATTGCATTCTATAGTCCTCCGCATGATTTGCAGTGTTTTGCCGGAGTTGCCGCCGGTCGATTAGCCGCCCAAGTTGCCCGCAGCTCAGCAACCGCATCTGCCGTAAATGTTGCCACCCCGGACGCTTCATCCCATGATTCAGCCAATGTCTTGCAGTCATTCAAGTACAGTTCACCATCCGGCATCCGCGCTGCTTTGGCTTTGATACAGTGGATTTTGAATGTTCTCATGGTGCATCCTCAGTTACTGCTAACGCCGTAAGATTTGCACTGTTCCCGTCTGGGATGTGGGGCCAAGCAGTGCAACCAGTCAAATCGTATGCAGGGTCCACTGGTGTCAAACCAGTTGTTTTGTATGCGTATTCGGACCCCCAATAGACCGTTCCGCCGATATTCGTCACCGCCACAACCCAGCGACCGTTTACGGTATCCAACCACAGATTCACGGAAATCTTAGCATCCGCCCCTTCCCAATTACAACTCGCGTGCGAAGGCGGCCCGACCGTTGCTGTAACTATTACACTAAAATTGATCGTTTCATCCGGGGGACTGGAGCAATCCAGCACCGTGTCGTGTGCTTCGATTGTGCCCGTAACAAGGTATTCCTCCACCAGCCCCCCGCACGGCCATTCAGCCGGTGGCCACGTTCCGCACGGGCACGAGCGGGGCGCTACACATTCCCTCACCAGGTGCCCCCCTGTGGTTTTCAACAGGTGTCCGGTTGTGCCTGATTTTTTCAGGTGTGTCATGTGCAGGCCTCCGGTACGTCAACGGAAACGCGGGTCTCAGCACCGATGGAAACAATATGCCCTTTTACATCAATCGTAATCGGCCGCAAGTACATGTACAGTGTTTCATCGCCAGTTTCAAAATATCCCACGCGGCTCACGCACCATAGGATTACGCCCGCCTCCGCCGCCGTGCCGCTCCCTGTATCAGCCGCCTCCGTTCCTTCGCTTGCCGCGCCTATGGTGATTGGCGTTGTCGGCGTTATCGGGTCAACGTGCGCAAGTTGCCCGCCAAGCAGCTTCATGTGTGCGCCCGGCGGACCTATCGGGCTGAACAGCCAGTGAGTTCCGCTGTTGCTGCGGACACTATGTGCCATAACGATAGGATCTACGCCGCCGCTTCCTGAACCCATAGCACCCGAACCTAACCCTACCGATTGCAGATAGCCAGCGTCTCCGCTGCCACCGCCCCAGCTCAGCCCGTCGTCAGTCACCGCCCACGCCGCGCCGTTCCACGCAACTGCCTCTGCGGTGTATGCCCCGCTGCCAACGTCGGTCAGCAGCCGCGCCGCAATCGTGCGCCGCCCCTGCGTGCTGCGCGTTTCGCCAGCCGTGCGCCGATTGCGCGCCTGGTCAGCCTCGACCGCCATGACCGCCCGCTTGACGCGGTTGAACGTCGGTCTGTCAAGTGTTATTTTCTCACGCCCCATTATGTCCCCGCCAGTGTGGTCGGCAGGCTGAGGCCCGCCCATGCCACGCTTGCAAACTCGGTGAAGCTCAGGTATACCGGCGTATTGCTCAGGCTCCATTGCCCGGAGCCGTCAAGAAACTGCGGCGTGTCCGCCGGTTCTCCATCAATCTGTATGCGGTATTTGGCCCCGCCGCTCTTTGCGTAAAACCCGGCATCAAGAAGTTTCAATGCCCACTTGTCGGTATCGGCTTTCACGCGGATAATGATTGTCTCATGCACATAGCGCACGCCGTTCACCACTTCAACGGGTGCCGCGTAGCTCCACAGAAGCCCCTGGCCTATGGCGATTGTGCGACCGGCCACGGCAATTTCCGCACTGTTAGTGGTGCGCCGGTAGGTGTCTGCGGTTGCCGGATTGTATCCCGATGTCGCAATGTATCGGCTGATTGTCACCTGCGGCCAAAGCTCCTCGGTCTCATATGGCAGAGGATCGCCCGCGCTGTTCTGGATCTTTGCCGGTGTCCCCGCCTTATCCTGTTCGAGCACACGGGTCAAGCTGAATTCGCTCCATGCGATGTCGGCTGGCCATGCTGTAGGGTCATCGCCGCCGCTCTCCTCGTTGGTGGTGACAAGAGCGCTTGTGCGGTATACAACCTTTACATCCCACTTCTTCCTATCGTCCTCGTGCTGATCGGGGTTAATCTCCCGGACCGTCGCCGTGCTGTTCGGGTGTGCGGCTCCAAGTGCCGGGATACTGGCGTGTGCTTTGACGACCGTCGCATCGTCGGCTGCGCTGTTGGTCTCAACCAGAAACATCCGTTCCAATACCGTCTGCCCGGACTGGAACCGGCCCGGCCTGCCCTTGCCTACCTCAATTACACGGGTTACTGCCATAGCTAAAACGCTCCCACAAGTATCGGCTCTTGATCTGCCAGGTCTTCAAGCGCGTCTGCCGTCCGCTCGGTATTGCGTGCGATTTCACGTTGTACCCGATTTTCACGCTCGCGGTTCATCGCCTGTTCGATTGCGCGGAATGCCGCCATAGTTCCGGCTTGCAGCGCCTCCAGCCCGGGTATGCCGCTCTTGCCGGTCTCGGCTGGTGCGGTGTCAACCGCTGGCGGCGGTCCCGCAAACGGCGCGTTTTCTGCCAACGCCTCGCTGCGCTTTTCACTTGACTCGCGCCCGCGTTGGATCATTGCCGCAATATCGTCCTCGCGGTCTGCCTGCCGTTTCTTGATTTCCGCAATCTCGGCCTCGAGTTTTGCCCGGCGCTCGTCGAACTTCAATGATGCAAGCCGTTTATCACGTTCACCCTTGGCTATTCGCTCCGCCTCTTCCAGCGTACTTCCGGCGCTCAACGCCCCGAACAGCGCCGCAAGTTTGTCCGTCTGATACAGCGGGTTAATTGCCCGCTGTAGTTTCGCAATGCCGAACACGGTGCGCGCTATCGGGTCCGCCTGAATCTTGTCCGTGATCGTGCCGACTATGGCGGTTGCCGCCGCCTCACTTGCCAGTTGCGCGGCTATCGGGAAATCCTCACGGAATAGATCGATCCAGAAGCGAGTACGGGCTACCAGTGTTTCCATACCGGCAACCATGTTGTTGACCGTGAGCACGCCCGTTTCAAGCCAGTCGAACACCGCGCCGGATTGCCGGAACACCTTGATTTTTTCGGTGATGCTTTCAAGCCCGTTGCTGAAGCTGTCGATGAACGAAAGCACCGCGTCGTTACGCACGCCTGCCAGTGCGGACTTGATACGGATAAGCGCGTCGTTGAACCGCGCGCCTTTTGCCGCCGCCTCATCGTCAAACACAATCCCCAGGTCGCGCGCCTCTTTACGCAGCGCCGCTATGCTGGTTGTGCTGCTTTTGATCAGCGGCATAAGTTCCTGCCCGGCCCGCCCGAATACAACTTGTGCGGTGGCGCTCTGTTGCAGCGCGTCCGGCATTTCGCGGATACGCTGTATGAAAAGATCAAGCGCGTCTTCCGGCGCAAGCCCTTCAAGCTCTGCCGTGCTTATCCCCATTTTATCAAGCTCGCGGGTATAGGTGCCTATCCCGTCTTTGGCGTAGCTCACAAACCGGGCAAGGCTTTTCATGGCCTTCTGAAAGGTCATTACCTCGGTGCCGCTGATTTCAGCCGCAAACGCAAACTCGCTCAGGCTCTTGGCGCTCATGCCGGTACGCAGCCGCATTTTATCGAACTGATCCCCCGCGTCCGCCGTGGCCTTGGTGAGCTTGTAAAGCAGCGCGGTTGCCGCCGTTGCCGCGCCCGCGCCGAGTAACGCCACACGGCCGATCCGTCTTGCCGCCGCTATGTGGGTATCCCGGAATGCTTTGATGCGGAATTGCGCCGCCCGCATTTTCTTTTGGAACTGCGCATCGTCCGCCCCCAGGAAAACCCGTAATGATCCGAGGCTTGCCACTACACACCGCCTTTCGCAATGCCGGTAAGTTGTGCCGCCGCCTCTGCCTGCGATACACCGCGCAACCGGGCAACCGCCGCAACGTCAATACTCACGCCGTCCGCGTCGCTGCGGTCTCTGACAAACAGCCGCTCGGCTTTGACCTTTGCGCCGTTTGAATTTGCTGTAACCTGTGCCACCATTGCCGCCCTCAGATCGTCCGCTTCCTCGCCCCACGGTGCAAGCTGATACTCAGCCAGCCAGTCCAGATACTCGGCCATCGGCATTCGCGCTTTGGCCTCCGCTACCGTTGCCCCTAGCTGGCGCGCGATTTTGTGCCAGAACCGGGCTTGCGGGTCTTTGCGGAGGCGGGTTTTTTTTCGGTCATGCCCTCTAACATTCCACTGAGCAAAAGCCCCATGTCGGAAGCCGGTCCGACAATCGCGGTGCTACCCGCTGCCAGCGCCGCCGCGTCCGAGTCTGCAAGGATGCGATTGCCGTCGCTGTCACACAAGCACCGTACCGCAATCCCCGCGCTGTACAGGTCAAGCGCCGCCGCCTGCCCGCCGCTTTTGCGCAACTCCATCTGCTCTAACGTGAACGTGTCATGCTCTGCGGCGGTCATCCCCCGCACGTACAGGTCATCACAACCCGGCAGTGACACATTCAGCTTACGAACCTGCGGCTTAACCGCCTGTAACAACTTTGCTCTGTCCATCATCCTCTTATCCTCCTCGTGCATTATCAGCTTCCTGCATAAGCGGGAACGGTCTCGACGTTGCTGCCGTTGCGGTTGGTAACCACAAATTCCCCGACTACCTCGACCGGCGTTTCCTGGTCGACCTCGAACTCCTGCGGGTCCATGCTTTTGAGGAATCCCCAATAGGTGATGTTCGAACCGTCGGCAAACGTCACCTTTATCTGGTCATTGGTGTTGTACGGAAGCGTGCCGGTCAGCAACACCGCCGGGTCAAGAAAGCCCCGGAATGTGCCGTTGCTGAATTCCACAAGCTCGCCCGGCTGCTTGGTGCGCACGGCGGTATTTGACAAATCCGTGTCGTCCTTGCCGTCGCTTGTCATTGCCTGAGGCAGCTTGATAGCCGCCTTGCGGACGGTGAACGGGTTTGTGGTCCACGTGAGCGTGGCACCCTGTACGTTGTTTTGAACTGCCATGTGTCCGGTCTCCTTTGCTCTTACTGGTTATGCCCTATGCTCGCGCTCAGGACTATCCTGCTCGCCATGTCATCGCCGCCCGTGTCTTCCGGTTCCGGCGGTTCCTCAATCACGGGACGGATATGACAGTAGCAATCGGTTGCCGTCCCCATCGCCCCGCTGTATCCGTCTGTTGCCGCCCGTACTGCATTGGCCAGCGCGTGCGCTCCCTCCGGCGTTGCGGCGTAACAGTCAATGTCGTAGGTGCCGCGCGCGTAACCGTTCACCCCGCCGAGATAGCGGTCTGATTCATCGGTTATCATTTGGATGGTGATGAACGGCTTACTTGCATTCCGCGGTGCCGGTGCCGAGTAGATGCGCGCTACCACGATATCGGTTATCGTACTGTAGGTTT